GCGCCAGTGGTGACCGACGCGATCTCCGCGCTTGCGGCGATAATCAGAGAACGGAATCGACGATGCGCCAACGAAGCGTCCGTGGCTGGGCGTCAGCACCGCGGCATGAGCCGATTGCCGGCAGAACTGGTAGACCACATCGGTGCTCTGGCCCCAGTTGGCATCGATGAGGCAGCGCTCGATCGGCATTTCGGCGCCATCATCCCGCCTCCATCGCCGGCCCAAGAGATCGGCTGTCAACCGTTCCAGGCCGGCGTAGATCAGTCCCTCGAGCCCGGCGCCCTTGGTGACCGACGCCAGGGTGACGCGGATGTCGCGCAGGGTGAACCAGGAACGGCGCTGGTCCGGCCAAGTGCCGTAGTCCAGAACCCAGCCGGTGAAGTCATCCGCCCAGGCGCAGACCACCCAGAAGAGCGCCTTCTGCTGCACATCGATGAATGCCGTCAGGTGCGCCGCCTCCGCGGGCACCTCGCCGCGTCCCCGACCGTTGATCTTGGCGGCGATCTGGTCGGCGCTGAGCTCATCCGCCCGCCCGTCATCCTCCGGCAGCGGCTCGTTCTGGTACTCGGCCCAGAATGCAGCCTCGTCCTGGAGCTTGAGGTTCATCGCGTGCTGGATTGCCGACAGTTCGTCCGGGTTGCGACGCGCCGGCCAGGCGATCACGGCCCCGGCATCCATGGCCTCGCGGTGGGAGCGATAGAACTCGGTGGCCTCCGCGCCCTTGCCATCGTTGCGCAGGCTGTCGGCCCTGATGCGGGCGTACTCCTGCCAGAGCCGCTCATCGGCGGGGAAGGCGTAGACCATGCGGGTGCGCTCGCCCTGCCACTGCGGGAATGCCTCCCGGTCGAGGATGCGATCGGCCAGATCGCCGCGCTCCACCACCGTCAGGGTCATGAGCCCGGCAATCTTGCGACCCGGACCGGCGAGACCGAGGACCGCACCCATGAGCGTACGCAGGCGGTCCTCGCACTGCTTGGGGCTGCGCGCCGACTCGTCTGTCTGCGGATCGTCAACCAGCACTAGGGACGGACGCACCGTCCGGCCATCGGGCCGCTTGTGCTTCTTCCCGCGCAGGCGGGCGGTGATGCCGGCGACATCGATGATCGCGCCCGAGGCCATGCTGCCCACGACGGTCGGCAGCACGATGCGCTTGGCCGTCCACTCGATGTGGGTGTGCTTCCCATCCAGCAGCTGCCCATCGGCGCGGTTGTGGATGCCCTCCAGGCGCTGGATGGGATGGACGACCTCGGGGAAGTCGGCGGCCAGCAGTTCGTTGTTCTCCAGCTCGGACTTGATGGCGTCGAGCATGCCCTCGGCGTGTTCCTCGTCGGCGCCGATCAGGCAGATGAAGTCGCGGGCGCCGACCAGCACGGCCCACAGGCAAGCAGTCTCGCACAGGGTCGTCTTCCCCGAGCCACGCGGCATGGCCATGGCGAAGAGGCCCCCATGCAGCACCGCCTGCTCGATCTTGTCCATGACCTTGCGGTGGTCGTCCGACCACGGCATCGAGAAGGTCGCCAGGAAGTAGGTCTCGCAGAAGACCCGGAAGGAGGCCGCAGCGGCGGCTCGACGTGCCGGGTCGGCCACCGCTGGCAGCGGTCCGATGTCGCGGCCGGACCGGGAGATCTCCGCGTTGCGGTTCCGGGCGCGCTCCTTCATCCGCTCGTAGGCGCTGCGCGGGCCGCCATCGTCGGGGATGGCCTGGAGATCCCGCCGCTGGTGGAACAGCCAGGCGGTATACCGCACCAGATCGATGGTCTTCCCGTCCCCGATGCGCAGGCCTGCCGCATCTCGGTGCCGCTGGATCAAGGCCGGGCGGACCACCTCCGCCAGCGGCGTGGAGTTCAGCAGCCGGACCAGGTCCGACGGACGCAGTTTGCGGACATCAAGGGACACGGTCGCGTTGCTCACTGGCCAGCCAGGCGGCGTAGTGGACCAGATTAACTCGCCCGTCCCGTCCCGCCGGAGCACCGGTGTCGATGTCCTCGCGGATCTGATCAGCCGTGACCGTGCGCCCGGAGGCGGCGGTCAGCAGTCGGGCCAGATCATCGATGGACAGCGCGGTGGGACGGGGGGCGTCCTGGTTCATGCCGCCGCACCCCGGCGGGCGGGCGTGAGAACACGATCACGCACATGGCTGGCGATGGCGCGCATGAACAGCGGTGGCACGCAGTTACCGATGCGTTTGAACACATCCTTCAGCTCGCCTGCAAAGCAGAACGCCTCGGGGAAAGAGCCAAGCAGGCGGTACTCAAGCATGGAGTAGGTGCGCGTGTACTGCGGGTGGCAGCCCAAGGAGCGGACATAGGGCATGCCGGCGCCGGTGGTCAGTGTGTCGGCGGGCTTGGTCCAGGTCTGCCGCCGCTTTTGCCCAGCGAAGGTTTCGCCCTGCTTTGCCTGGTGGGCGAGGATCCAGTTCTTGGTGTCACGACCTCGCGGCGATTCATCCAACCAGACATGGCCGCGCGCCGGGTCCTGCTCGTCGCCCAGGTGCTTGATGGCGTCCCACACCGTCAGCGGCCAGCCCTGTGGGGCCGGGTGTGACGGCTCGACGCCTGAAGCCACCGCCAGATCCTCGCGCAGGCCGATGAATATCAGGCGCTCGCGTGATTGCGGTACGCCGAACCACTTGGCGTTGAGCAGCCGGGCCTTCACCCGGTAGCCTGCGCCCTTCAGTTCGCGCAAGATGTCGGCGAAGATCAACCGCATCGGACCTTTCACCATGCCGCTGACGTTCTCCATCACGAAGGCGCGGGGCCGGAGACCACACAAAAGCCGGACATACTCGCGGAACAACTGGTTGCGATTATCGGCGAACTCGCGGTTCCCCGCAGTGGAGAATCCCTGGCACGGCGGCGAGCCGTCGAAGACATCCAGTTCGCCCGGAGCAATCCCGGCCAGGCGCAGGCACTCCTCCACCGACAGAGCGCCGATGTCGCCGTGGTGGACCGGCACGCCCGGGAAGTTGGCGCGGAAGGTCTCCACGGCGTTGGCGTCCCACTCGACGGCCAGCAGCTCGCGGTAACCGGCCATCGAATATCCGAGGGACGAGCCGCCGCAGCCGGCGAAGGTACTGATCACCGTGGGCGCATTCGCGGAACGTGGTGCGATGTGTTGGCCCCAGGCCTCGGCGAGGACCTCGGGATAGGGGATGCGGCGGTTCATGCGTCACCTCAGGCGGGGAAGACGAAGCCGCACTTCGGGCAGGTGGCGGTGTCGACCTCGGCGGCCACGCCCTCATCGAACTCCCGGCCCTGGGCTTCGGGCGGGGGCGGGGTGCCGTCCTTGCCGGCGAGCAGGCGCTGGATCTCGGCCTCGTCCCAGCCCAAACCCGAGAGGTCGGCGCCCTGTCCCTGGAGGTCGGCCAGTTCCAGCGGCAGGAGGTCGTAGTCCCAGGAGGCGAGGTCGGAGGTCCGGTTGTCGGCCAGACGATAGGCCTGCACCTGGGCGGGGGTGAGGTCGCGGGCGACATGCACCGGGACCTTCTCCAGGCCGAGCTTCGTCGCCGCCTTGTAACGGGTATGGCCGGCGACGATCACGCCCTCGGCATCGACCACGATGGGCTGGCGCCAGCCGAACTCCAGGATGCTGCGCACCACGGCATCGACAGCCTGGTCGTTGAGGCGGGGGTTGCGGTCGTAGGGCCGGATCTCGGCGAGGGGACGCATCTCGATCTTCATGGGAGGACTCCTTCCGCCGAGTGGCGGCTGTTGGGGTTCTGAACGGTGGCGGGGGCCGCAGGGCCGGGGCGGAAACAAACTCTGTCTGTGATTGGAGCTGTTCCCTGTGGCATTGGAGAGGTCATCGGGCCGGGAGGACCCGCTGCGGAATTCGACACCGCTGCGTTTTTCGACACCTGCGTGTCGCGCTCCCCGGACATGCCCTGGTTTTTGAGCCGCGCCCATTCCGCGAGGCAGAGGGCGTCTGCGAGCCCGTCATGGGGCGTGCGACAGCGTGGCAGGATAAGCGAGGTGCCAGGCCAGCGTGCGGCGCAGAAGCGGCATGCCCCGTCCTTGTCATGCGTGAGGCCAGCGAGGATCGCCTTCTTCCAGGCGGGTGGTCGCACCAGCTGCATGGGCACGCCGAGAGCAGCCAGGACGCCACGCACGACGCCCCATCCCGCACCGAAGGCGAAGGTCGATGCCACGCCCTGGCCAGGCATCGAGCCCACATGCTCGACGGCAGCGAGGCGGATGTCGCGGTGGGCATCCAGGTCGCGCAGGCCGCGCACCATGCGCCCCAACTCGGCCCCATCGACCTCGCGCCCGGCCAGGGGCATGGTCCGCAGCAGCACGACCGCGCCGATCCCGTCGAGAACGGCGACCCCGCCGCGCAGGCCGGGATCGATGCCCAGGTACAAGGGATTCATGGGGTGATCTCCTTGATGAGCTTCCACGCCTCATCGATGTAGTGGGCTCGGTTGAGGTCGGTCAGGTCGGCACGGGTCCAGCCCGCGATGTCCATGGCCAGGCGAGCGTGGTGGGCGTGCGGGATGGTCGCCCATGAGCCGTTCGGGTTGCGGCGGCGAATCGGTTCGCCTGCGGTGGCGGCATACCATCTGGCTGACCTGCCGAGGCGCTGCTCGCCATGATGCAGATCCCCGCCGTTCTTCGCCCGCTGGTAGAACAGGAACGCGGTCGGATCCGTCTCGCCGTCGATCGTCGCCGCCGGATCAGTGCCATGCAGCAGGTGGGCTTCGACTGCCTGCTTGATGACCAAGCCATCGCCCTTGCCGCTGTCGGGATTGAACGCCCCCTTGGACTTCACCTTCCCCGTCGCGGTCAGGGCAATGTACGAGTTCACATCGCGCCGGCACAGGCGGACGAAGTCGGTGCGTTCCAGTTCCATACCCGTGCGTTCCTGCCAATCGGTGATGACCGCCGGCAGCCGCGCATCGGCTTGGTCGCGCGCCCAGCGCACGGTCACCCCATCGGTGTTTGCCGAGATGATCTCCGCTCCAGCGGCGTGCAGGCGCTCGATGAGCATGAGCAGGAACAGCTGGCCGTTGATGGTGACGCGGTGGGCGTCAGGCACTGAGCGGATCGGTGACCAGGGATCGTTGAGCTTCCCGAAGGTCGCGTTGACCACGATCTTGAGCGCATCGGCCGTGCCCTTGTCACCGGCGCGTTTGGCGGCCACGCGGCGGTCGCGCAAGGTGACCATGTCGGTGACGAAGTCAGGGCCGAGCTGGGCGGGATGCAGACCCTCGCTGATGATGATCGAGGGGTAGTAACTGGTGACATCGAGATCGATGAGGGCGGTCCGCTCGTCGGCGGCGAAGACGCCCGGCCCATCGACGCTGTGCAGACCGCCGACACCTAGCTGGAAATCCCGCCCGGCCAGACGCACTGGCTTCGACAGATCAAGGCCGGCCGCAGCCAGGGTCCAGGTCCGCCCATCCGCATCGCCCACCACCGTGCCGGCGCGCACCGCATCGCCGATGGCGCAGAAGGCCGGATCAGCGAACGCTACACGACGGGAGATCAGTTCGGCGACCGGGAAGTCCCGGCGGCGGTTCGCAGGATTCTGCTCGGCTGCAGCTCGCACCTGGCCGGTGCCTTGGCGTGTGCGCTTCCGGTGCAGGGTCAGGAAGGTGTGCTGGGCGAGCTTCGGCTCGGACAGGGTGTAGACCCGCCAGCCCAGGCCGAACTGCTCGGACAGGGTGGTGCGGAGCGCGACCAGATGCCAGTGCCGCTGCAGGAGCAGCAGGGTGGCATGGACATCGGTCCGGCAGTAGGCGCGCACGGCCTCGACCAGATGGTCGGGCAGCGGGGCGTCGAAGTCGGCCGGGCTCTCGGCCACCGACGGGAAGCCTTCGCGGCAGGCCCACTCCTTGAGCGACCCTTTGCCGTTGAGCAGTTGGAACACATCGACCGAGTAGGCCCAGGGACGGTCGGCGTACTGCAGTTCGAAGTTGGCCTGCGTGTCCTCCGGTCCCTGGGGCAGGATGATGCGCCGGGACAGGGCATGGATCTCCGCCGCCGTGGACTCGGGGTGGGCGGCGATGCGGCGTAGGATCAGGTCATCGTAGCCATGGTTGTTGAACCCGGCGATGGCGATGCCCGGGTCGGCCAAGAAAGTCGCGAGGTCCGGCAGGGTGAACTCGGTCCACTCCCGCCACTCCCGGCCATCGCTGGCAACGACCAGGACATGGTCGGGGAAGACCTCGCAGTCGATGGTCCAGAGGTGCTTGCCGTGGGGTGCGGGCGGGAGGTCGACCTGGGGCTGGCACCAGGTCACCAGATTTTCCCTATTCCCTCCCCACAACACACCCTCCCCACCCTTTCCCTCCTCTCCTCTCTCTTCCTTCTTTCCACTGAAGGAAGGAAGTGGAGAAGTGGAGGCAGTAGTCAGATCTCCCGCTGGGACAACGGCTTCCGTGTCACCAGATGCTTCCGAGACACTGGTGCCATCTGGAGTGCGATCTGGTGACACCGGCCCGGTTCCGACCACCTGGGGCGATGCCGTCGCAGTCGCTGCCTGGGTGTCACCGGATCCGTCACCAGTTGCCGCCATCGAACTGGAGGCACTGGCGGCGGGGGTATCGGATCCCTGGAACTCGTCTCCGGGCAGGCGCAGGCGCAGCCCCTGGTAACCCCAGAGCCGGCCCGGGCGTGGACCCTGGATGCGCTTCACCTTGGGGAACAGCTCCCCCAGGCGGCGTCCGAAGGCGACCATCGATCCATGCAGCTCCATGTGCTGTTCAGCGGCCCAGGAGGTCCAGCTGGCGAAGAGGTCCTTCGTGGCGGTCCATGTCCACGGGTCCTCGATCAGGTTCTCGTCGGCCCAGCCGCGCATGGGCGAATCGCTGTGCCGGATCATGGCCAGCTCGGTCTCGCCCAGGGGCGTCTGCCGGAAGCCGCCGTCCTCATCGAGATGCATGAGCCCGGCCAACGCCCAGTTGAGGATGCCCGGCAACTCGCGCAGGAGGCGATCGCCCAGGTCGTGGTCCTCGCGGCCGGTGAAGCTCTCGGTGAACTTGAACACCAGCAGGCGGTCGACCATGGCGCCCGAGGGATCGCCGAAGTTGATCACGTTGTTGGTGCCGAGGGTGAAGCGGGTGCGCAGGCGCACGCCGTGGTGGCGCGGCATGCCCTTCTCCTCGATCTGCACCGCGTCATCGCCGGTGATCTTCTTCAGCAGGCCCAGCGATTGCGGGTCGAGGGGTCTGGAGAACTGCACCTCGGGATCGATCGCCGCCAGCTTCCCGACATAGGCCGACAGGGCGAAGCGCTCATGCAGACCGTAGAGGCAGGGCGTGACATACGAACCGGCGCCCAGCAGCGCCTGCAGGATGCGGCAGATGGTGCCCTTGCCGCCGCGCTTGGCGCCGACCAGCAGGGCCAGCTTGTGGTAGCGGTAGCTCGGGACGAGGTTGTAGCCGAACCACTTCTGCAGTTCGCGGTGCGTGCGCGGACAGCCGGCCCAGATCGAATCCAGGAAGCGCAGCCAGGTCGGGCAGTCGGCCCCGGGCTTGTAGGGGTAGGCGGTCCCGCAGGTGGCGAAGAGGTCGGGGGAGTGACCGATGAACTCCCGCCGTTCGATGCAGTAGATCCCGTTGGACAGGACCATGGCGTGGCCCCGGTCACTGCCGTCGAGCCAGCAGGGCGGCACCGCGTCCGTGCCCCGCTTCCGCAGGATGGCAGATGAGATGGAGTCGGCGTGACTTGGACGGAACCGTGGCAGCGGTCCGAAGCGCCAAGTCACCTTCCGGGCCACGTCCTGCGGAGTGATGCGGCCGTAGAATCGGCCGTTCCACAGGAAGTCCCCCAGGGTGCTGCTCTGCACCGTGGTCTGCCGTCCGGTGGCGGGATCGGTGTAGGACTCGGCGATGATGAGGTCGGCTGC